GAAAGCGTCTTGCACACGCCCGGCCTCAGTTTCAACGGGATAACCGGCATTTCTCCCATATCGGCAGCGCGTGAGGCAATCGGCCTCGGTCGGTCCCTCGAAGAATTTGGGGCGCTCTACTTTGGCAACGGTACGCATCCTGGCGTTGTGGTTTCGCATCCTGGCAAACTAAGCCCCCAGGCGCACGACAACCTGTCGAAGTCTCTGGCTGAAGCGCACAGTGGCCTTGGAAAGTCGCACCGACTCCTGTTGCTCGAAGAGGCAATGAAGGTCGAGAAACTTGGTATCCCAAACGATGAAGCACAATTTCTTGAGTCCCGGCGTTTCCAGAATATCGACATAGGCACAAGGATTTACCGCGTACCTCCTTACATGTACGGCGAGATGGACAAGACAGCCTTTGCAAATGTGGAGCAACAGGCGATTGATTACGTCACAAAGACTCTTCGTCCGTGGCTTGTCCGGCTTGAGCAAGTTTATAAATCGTCGCTTTTAAGCCCCAAGGAACGCGGAGAATACTTTTTCGAACATACGGTTGAAGGTCTGCTTCGTGGCGACATCAAGAGCCGGTATGAATCCTATGCGGTGGGCAGGAATAACGGCTGGCTGAACGCTGACGAGATCCGAGAACTGGAAAACATGAACCCGATGGAAGGCGGTCAGGGCAAGATTTACCTTATCCCGCTGAACATGATACCCGCCGACCAAGCCGGGAAGGAATCAACACCTGATCCGCAAGGAAACCGCGCCATTTACCGTTCCAGGCTGGAATCAGCATACCTCCGCTTAATATCGGATGCACTCGGAAGAGTGACGCGCAAAGAGGCGCAGCGGGTCAATTGGGTAGCCAAAAACGCAGGAGATATTGAAGAATTTTACCGGGAATTGCCGGATTACATCAGAAAGCAGGCATTACCAGCATTTTCCGGCCTCGCTGAAGCCGTTTTGAGTATGGAATCAGAGCTGAACGGTATCGACTTAAGCACTTTCGGAGCCGAAACACAGCGTTTTGTGTCCGTTTTCTGCTCCAATCTGGCCGAAGATTATGTCGATTCGTCGCGAAACCTGGCACCCGAAGGTGGCGAATGGGCTGAACGAGACGCGGACAAGATAGCAGAGGTGCAAGTAAGGCGCTTCACGGAAGCATATACGGGACATATCCGGGCGCTGGTAGGGCTGAAGCCATGAAAAAAGACTATGAAAAGGCCGTCAAGCCGGAATATGAAAAGCGGCAACCGAAGCCAGTAGCAGAGGATGGAAAGCCAAAAGAGAAGACCTGTTGCAAGTGTGGCCTGGTTAAGCTCGTAGAGGATTTTCCATATCAAGTTAAAGCAAAAGGGTATCGGTCCAGCGTGTGCCGTGAGTGTAACAAGACAATTAGTAAGCAGTACGCCGCTGATAACCGAGAACGATGCAATAAGGCAAAACTCGAATGGAAGAAGGCCAATCCGGAAAAATTAAAAGAAATGACTAAACGATATGCGGAAAATCACCCCGACGTATTGGCGCAAAAATCAAAAAGATACAGGGATCGCAATCCCGAAATTATTGCTCAATACAATAAGAAATACAGAGAAGAAAACGCTGACTTCGTTAGAGAATTAAAGCGTAGGCACAGAAAAGATAACGGTGTGTCAATTAATGCTTACCGGAAAAAATACATACAAAACAAATTTGAGCAAAGGCGACCGTCTTTATAGCTCTTTCCAGCCATCACTCTCGATAACAAGTATACGCGGAGCACACCTATGAAAGAACAGCGAAAGATTACAGAAATTAGGGGCATTTCGGAAGAAGACGGAACCTTGAGGAAGATTGTCGGATATGCCTCCGTTTTTGATAAGCCTTCAGAGGATATGGGATTTATTGAGTATGTGAGGAAGGGCGCGTTTACAAAGGCCCTTATGAGGTCAGACGCTAGAGCTCTATTTAATCATGATACGGATACTCTCCCCTTGGGGCGGCAGAGTGCTGGCACCCTCATATTGAAAGAAGACGACAATGGGCTTCATTTCGAGATAACGCCCCCAGACACCCAGGCCGCCCGTGATTTGTTGGTAAGTATAGATCGCGGAGATATTAAAGAGGCGTCTTACGGTTTCACGGTCGCTGCCGACGAGTGGGACTATTCAAACAAAGATTTTATCAAGAGGACGATTGTGGAGATTGGAGAAGTTTACGACGTGTCTCCTGTAGTTTTCGCTGCATTTAACGACACGACAGTAGCCCTTCGATCCCTCGAAGAATACCGCAAAACATCCGGTCCCTCGACTGGTGACAAGGTGGCAGACGGTCCCTTGACCGACCTGGCATCAATAGCAGAAGAAGATTTGATGTATCGAAAACTCAAAGGAATTTAAGGAGACTGATATGAACGTGTACCAGCTTAGAATGAAAGCAGCCTTCGACAAAATGGAAGGCATTCGGAAAGCGGCAGAAGCCGAGAAGCGGGCAATGACCGCTGAAGAGGTAGAACAAAGAGCATCCCTCAAGGTTGAAATCGAAGCGGCAGAAGCGGAAATGCGCTCGGTTGAGGCAGAAGACGAACTTCGCGGAAGGCTGTTCGGTAGCGGTTCGGCGTTGACCCTCACCGACGATTCAAAAATCACCATCGAAGACCAGCCTATCTATCGCGGCTCTCCCGCTTCGGCCCTCGGACAGCAACTCATGGACGTAAGCATCATGTCCCGCCCTGAAGTCCACGGCCAACAGTCTATTTCCGGCGCTCGGTCCCGCCTTGAGCAGACCGAGAAGCGCAACCAGGCAAAACTGGAAGATCAGGCCAAAAAGGAAAACCGCGCTGCCGGTACTGGCGGCTTCACAACTGGCATTCCTTCTGATGGTGGTTTCTTCCTCCAGGGCGAGACTTCCGTTGACCTCATGACAACCGGATTTAATAACAGCGAAGTGCTTTCCCGTTGCGACTCCCGCACCATGAACCCCGGTACTCAGTTCCTTGAAATCGTCGGCATTGACGAAACCAGCCGGGTGAACGGTTCCAGGGGTGGTGGCGTTACGGTCTACACTGCGGCTGAACTTGACGCCTTCACACAGAGCAAAACCAAGTTCAAGAAAATCCGCATCGAACCCAAGAAGTTGACCGGGCTCTACTACGCATCCAGCGAAGTCATGAACAACGTGACTTTCTTGGGTCAGGAAATGCGCGGTCTGTTCGGTGAAGAGTTCGCGTTTAAATGTCAGGACTTGGTTATTCGCGGAACCGGCGCAGGCGAACCCCTGGGTATCCTCAATGCTGGTTGCCTCATTACTCAGGCCAAAGAGTCTGGTCAGTCGGCTGACACTATCATGACCGAGAACATTCTCGGCATGGAAGCTAAAATGTGGCGCGAAGATCCCCGGCTTGTGTACTTGGTCAATCGGGAAACGAAACCGCAACTCTCGACCCTCAGTCTCGCAGTCGGCACTGGCGGGATTCCTGTACCTCTCTACAAGAACGATTTCTACCAGGGCAACCGGATCAGCACTTTGAACGGACTTCCTTGCGTGACCATCGAGCAATGTTCTGCACTTGGTGACGCTGGCGACATCGTGCTTGCCGACCTCTCACAGTACATCACGGCCAACAAGGGCGATATCAACGAGGCAATGAGTATTCACGTTAATTTCCTCTACGATCAGCAGACCTTCCGGTTCACCTACTACTTTGAAGGCCAGCCAAGATGGGCAACTTCCGTTACCCCGTACAAAGGGGCTTCCGGTGCAAAGGTTGGTCCGTTCGTAACCTTGGCCGCTCGATAATAACCAATAAGGCCGGGGAGAAATCCCCGGCGTAAGGAGAATAGCAATGAGACTTCCTGAAGAGAAAAAGATTGTACCGATCATGACCTATGCTGATATCTCCAGCACAGTGACCGGCGATTCGATCAACATGAAAAACTACCACCGGGCTACTTTTGTTTTTATTCTGCATGCGCTCGGGGGTGCAAGTGCGGCACTCACAATCAACAGCGGAGCTTCTAACGCTGCGGCTACTTCGGCCCTGACTTTCCATTACGCCTTCGGCGGCGCGGCAGTAGCCTCTGCCGATTGCGACGTGATGGCGGCTGATACTACTTCGGCTGGGCTGACTCTCACCTACGGCACATACAGCGGCTTCATGCTCGTTGCGGAAGTTGATGCGGCAAATATGGATGTTGCGAACAGTGAGAACTGGCTAACACCCGTAATCACGACCGCCAGTTCAGTTACTGGCCGGGTAAGTTGTATTGCGATTCTCGAACCGCGCTACACCGGCAACTGTTCCCTGACCGCACTGACTTAATTCACAACAGTGAGGGGCTTCGGCCCCTCACTGGATAGGAGACAAGCATGAATTACAACAAATCAACACGTGAGCGGGTCGCCGACCTCAACTATGGAATGAGAGTTGACAAGGGTCCGGTTCTGGCTACCGCATGGGGAGCGCAAGCCGTATACCCCTTGTTCAATGTTGTCGGTGGGCGCGTCATGGTCACTCAAATAATCGGAGAAGTGACAACCGTCCTTTCCAACAACGCAACCCTCGTCAAATACTATTTCACCCCGACAGGTGGGGCGCAGATTGATCTTTCCGCAATCTCCCTGACCATTGCACAGTTGGCAGTCGGCAAGCGAATCCTGGCAGCAGGGACAATCGGCGGAGCAACTACTTTCAGTGGTATCGGCGCTTCTATGGCTCAGCCTACCCCGTACATTCTCGGAGAGGTTGGAGTCGGTGGAGCAATCGGAATTGAGTCAACAACCGCGTCCCTTACTTCGGGCGCGATGAAATTCACCGTCCTGTATATCCCTCTTGACGATGGCGCGTACATCGAAGCCGTATAAAAACCAAGGGAGGGGCAACCCTCCCAAGAGGTTCCCATGAAAATAGTAACCCTTCTGATAATGTGCATGATCCTCTGCCTTGCTGTAATGGCGTGGGCTGGTAGAGCGGAACTTGCAAAAGATGGTAAGTCGACAAAACTCGAAGGCCATGCTCCAACAGCCGGGAAGGGACAGATACTTACTATCGCATCAACCACCATCGATATGTCGGATGACATTTCCTGGGGTCTATATACCCCCACTGATTGCAGTTACCGAACAATGTCCACATCAACAAGGTCCGGCATTCAGAAAACTATCCCTGCTGGCGCGTGGCATGTCCGTGTGGTTTCGGCGGGATCAGCATTTACCAATTTTTCCGGTTGCACTGCTGCTCAACTTGAGAGGCAATAAATGCGGGTAGTCCGATACGTTGCACCGACAACTGAACCTGTTTCACTGAGCGAACTGAAAGCGCACTTGCGTCTTGACGCAGGAACCTTTGCGGCCAACGTGGATAGCACTCAGTCAATCGCACCGGGAAGTAAAGCCATTGCCGACAACTACACAACGCATGTGGGGACCGCTGTTGACGTGCTCGGCTATTCTGCCCTGGTTCTTCTTGAGTCAGGTGCGAACGGTAGTACGGGAACGGTTGACGTTAAGGTGCAAGAATCGGACGACAATATCACTTTCACGGATTGGACAACCGGAGCATTTACCCAAGTCACCACGACCAACGATAACGCTACCTTTGAGAAAGCCTATACCGGAGTGAAGCGGTATATCCGAGTTGTGGCGAAAGTTCTTCTGGCGGCTTGCGAGTTTGGCGTGTCGATCATCCGGAATGTCGCGGCCACGTATGAGGATACCCTGCTAACTTCCATCATTACGGCAGCTAGGGAACAGGTAGAAGACATTACCGGCAGAAGTCTCATCACTCAGACCTGGGATTATTACCTGAACAGTTTCCCGCGAGACAACCATATCACCCTGCCCTTCGGCAATCTGCAAACCGTAACCTCTGTTGCCTTCACAGATAGCGATGGAACTGTGACCACGCTGACCGCAGGGACTGATTACCTTGTCGAAGCAAACGGTGAAACCTTCGGGCGCTTGGTTCTTCCTTATGGGATGACATGGCCGTCAGACACATTGTATCCATCGAATCCTATTGCTATCCGCTTCGTGTGCGGGTGGACCTCGGCGGCACTGGTCCCGTTCAAGATCAAAGCGGCCATGTTACTTGTCGCCAGTGACTTGTATGAAAATCGCGAGGGACAGAACTTGAGTAACCAATCATACCAGCAGAACCGGACGGTTGACGCTCTCCTTGCCAGCGCTCGGCTGTGGGGCAAGTTTTGAACGCCGGGAACCTGAGACATAGGGTCGCCCTTGAGCAAAGAAACGTCACCACGGACACATACGGAGGCGAGGTTGTGACCTGGGTGGCATTCTCAACGGTCTACGCTGACATTCAACCTCTTTCGGGCCGCGAGTTGATAGCGGCGCAAGCGGTTCAATCAGAGATTACCGGCAAAATAACCATGCGCTATCTGCTAGGGGTAACGGCAGGCATGAGGGCGCGGTACGAGGGCAAGGTTTACGACATTCAATCCGTGATCGATTGGGGTTTGCGGCATAGGGAATTGAATTTGATGGTTTCGGAAGGGTTGAGCAATGGCTGACCTTAAATCGGGAACCATCCACATTACCGGACTTGCCGACCTTGAGCGAAGATTGAAAGAACTCCCCGACAAACTGGCAAAGAACGTGTTACGCGGGGCGGTTCGGGCAGGTGCAGCGGTCATTCAGAAGGAAGCGAAAAGCCTATGTCCGGCCAGCGCGGAAGCCCACTATCTCGGCAAGGGTAGCAAGCGGGTACTGATCCAGCCGGGAGAACTGAAAAAAAAGGGTATCAAGGTACGTTCGGCCCCGCGGAAAGAATCACAGTACGCAATCACCTACTGGGTTTACTGGTCAAAGAAACATTGGTATGGCAAGTTTCTCGAATTTGGCACCAGCAAAATGAGCAGGAAATCGTTTCTCCGGCCAGCATTCGACAGCAAAAAGGAAGCCGCAACCGCCGCAATCCGCGATTACATGGCAACCAGAATAGACAAGGAGCTTGGGAAAATTGGCCGTTGAGGGGGATCTGAAAACTGCACTCGGAACGCTGGTATCAAGCCGATGCTTCGCCCTAGTAGCGCCTGACCTGACCCCTACTCCGTATATTATATATTCGGTGGTATCAAACATCCCACAGGTGTCGCTTGACGGCCCGACAGGGACAGAGAACCGGCGTGTGCAGGTCGATGTATGGGGCGGCTCTTATGGCGAAGTGAAAGCCCTCGAAGTGACAGTCAAGTCAACAATGGCGGCGTCATCAATAAGGAACGTGCCGCTTTCCACGATGGATATGTACGAATCAGAAACGAAACTTTACCGGGTAACGATGGATTACTCAATCTGGACATAAGGAGACGCAATCATGTCAGTCAACGCAGTACCAGCGCAAGGAACGACCTTGCATATTGCAGGCAGTGCAGCATCAGCAGAGGCTTGCACCGCTATCACCGTGGGCTTACCTACCATCATTGCAATCACCGGCCACGCAGGGGTGGCAAATGGTGACGTTGTAACGCTTGCCGCATTTGAAGGGGCAGACGCAGCGCTGGTGAATGGTCTAGCTTTCACTGTCCAGAACTACGCAACCGGAGCCACAAACGACACGTTCACGATCAACTTGAACACCGTCGGCAAGACTATCACCATCGGCGCAGGCACCGCAACCCCAACCGCATGGATCAAGGTCGGCGAGTTGACCGACATCAAAGGAACCAGCGACACTTCACCTGACATCGAAGTCACCGACCTGGATTCCACTACGAAAGAATATCGCCAGGGGCTTCCCGATACAGGCAACATCACCATGAATATGTTCTGTACCGACGCCGACACCGGACTTGCTGCGATAGAGGCACAGTTCGACGCCAGGTCAATCAAGAACTACAAGATCACCTACCCCGAAGGCGCTACACCTATTCGCACATTCGCCGCCAACGTCAAATCTTTTCCGAAAGTGGGTGATGCTTCGAAGGATGGCGTAGTAACTGGAACGGTCGAATTGAAACGGTCCGGTTCAGTCACAAAATCGTAAGAAAGGGAACACATGATACTCGATAAAGCCGGATTGCTGGCAGAAGTAAAACTAAGAACAGAAACCGTAAAACTAAACGGCGGCGAGGTGATCGTATCGGAGGTCAACGCCTTCGATTGGTCCGAGCTGGTCACGTCCGACGAGTGTAAGACCGACGGCAAGATTGACGAGCGGAAACTTCAGCCGAAGTTGGTAGCAATGGCAGTCCTTACCGAAGCCGGGGAGCGGATGTTCACCGACGAGGAAGCGGTACTTTTCGCCAGTTGCTCCAAGAAGCCGTTTAAAAAGATCGTCAACGCCATCATGAAATTGAACGGCCTATCAGGGCAAGAGGTAAAAAACTAAGAGGCCAGCCGGTTAAGTTATTTCTGCACCGGCTGGCCACGCAATGTGGTTACCCTCACCCTGACTTTATGTTGAAAGGTATGACCGCCCGGCAGTTAAACGAAACGCTTGCATATGCCACCATTGAGCCATTCGGGGAGCAACGGGCAGAACTCAGACACGGCCAACTGATGCACCTCCTTGACCGATCAAATTTCAAGCGTGACGAACCCCTTTCCCCGGTTGACTTCATGAACTACATCGACCGACCAGAGGAAGCCGAATTGACACCACAAGAGATGGCACAACGGATAGATAGCGAGGTCTTCGGAATATGAGTAGCCTTGGGGATCTTGTTGTAAAAATCTCTGCCGACCATGCCGCTTTCCAATCCGATATTGGCAAGGTCGAACGCGCCACGAAAGACGCCACGAACAACATGTCAAACAGTTTTGGCAAGTTCGGAGGGTCCATTACCAGTGTCACGAAACTGCTTGGCGGGATGGCCGCAGCGGGTGCCGTAACTGCCCTGGCCGGATTTGTCAAGCAGTCCATCAATGCCGCTGACGAAATTGGCAAACTGTCGCAGAAAATAGGCATGTCGGTTGAAGAGCTTTCGGCACTCAAATATGCCGGGTCGCTGGCTGATGTCTCCATCGAACAGCTTGGCGTCGGCATGAAGCAACTATCGAAGAATCTTGTCGAGGCCGAAGCCGGGAGCAAGGCACAGGTTGTTGCATTCAAAGCCCTGGGCATCGAAACGAAGAATACGGACGGAAAGCTCAAGTCGAATAACCAGATAATGGTTGAAGTTGCCGACAGTTTTGCTGGGATGGAAGACGGAGCGGCCAAGACTGCCATTGCCATGAAACTGTTCGGCAAGTCTGGCGCTGACCTTATCCCGCTACTGAACGCTGGCGCTGACGGTCTACGGGAAATGACCGAAGAGGGTCAAGCCCTTGGTGTGGTGCTGTCTGAGGAAATGGCGAAGAATGCGGAAATATTCAACGACAATCTCACACGGCTGAGCACTACCGCCGCAGGACTTGGATACAACCTCGCTGAACTTCTGTTGCCTGCACTTAACGATGTTGCAGAAGCAATGGTTAAGATCAAAAAAACAGAGGGTTTCGGCAACACGCTTGACGCAATACAGAAATTTATGATGCGGCGGCTTCATGGTCAAATGCTTCCGCAATCACTTGAAGATGTCAAAGGTGAGGAGTTCAAGGCCGGCATCCATTCCGCAACGGAAAGTGAAACCACTAAGCGCACCAAGTCAGGCACCAAGACGTTACAGGATTACCTCGACTCGCTCAAAACGAACAGCACGAAGGGCGGTAAGGGCAAGTCAGGCAAGGCAGCGAAGGAACTCCCTAGCGCCTACGCAATGGAAGAGGCAGACCTCAAATCCTTTTCCAGCAAAATGGCGAAGTGGTGGGAAGACGATCAAAAGAAAATGGCCGAAGATGCTTCATGGATATCCGACCAGAAAAACAACTTTGCCGAAGCTGTTGCGGATATGCTGCAAAAAGATCAGCAGTTACTCGAAGGGCAGATTGAATACAACCTCTCACTGATAGACACGAAAGAAGCCTTCCACCAAATCAGCAAGGCAGAAGCAGCAGAACAGCGCATTGCCCTCAACGAAGAACTGTTGACATCTCAGGAGCAATGGCTGGAAACGCTGGACAAGGCCACGGACCCCGCTGGCTGGTTGGCTCAGTCGAAGGCAATCAAGGACACCCGCGACGAACTTCTTGCATTGAAGAAAACATCTGAATCACTCAGCCAAGACATGAGCGCCGGGTTTGCCGAAGGAATACAGAACTATAAGGATTCTCTGCCCTCGCTGTTTGAGCAAATGTCGGATATGGCAGAAGGGACCGCAAGCAGTATGCAGGAGTCGTTCAAGTCGATATTCAGCGACGGCTTGCGGGGCGACCTGGAAGATATGAGCGACTACTTTTCATCGTTCACGGACTCGCTGATTGATATGTGGGCCGATGCAATGGCAAAGATGACCATGAACAGCATTTTGGGGCAAAGTGGCGGCTGGGGCGATATGCTCAGTGGGTTGTTCGGTTCTGGCGGCGGCGGTACGTCACTCAATGGCGTTGACTACTCATGGGTGTTCGAGGGGCTTCAGGGCTACGCTTCCGGCACGAATTACGTACCGAAAACCGGCCCCTACATGCTCCACCAGGGCGAAGCGGTTGTCACGGCAGCAGACAATGCCAGGGGCAACTCATCTCTGTCAATCAGTGTCCCGGTGAATATCGAAGACAATAAGCGGCTTGCCGCCGATCTTCGCAACGACATAGAAGAAACGGTGATAAGGGTTCTGCGGAGGCACAGCTAATGGCAAAAATAACCATCGGGACATTTGAGCCAGAGTTGAACCCCGGCAGCATGACCATTGTCCGGCAAGAGAAAAAGACCGCCGTTATTGAGACATATTCCAGCGTGGCTTATTTCTCATGGTCAGCGTCTATCGTCGGCAAAATTATCGAATTGGCATGGAACTGGATGAATGGGGCAGACTTCCTTGCACTCGACACCCTGTACGCCGCTGATGCCGTAGCGGTATTCAACCCCGGTGACGGACTCGGCAAGACCTTTAACGTCAACATCTTGTCCCTTGACGGCACTTATTACATGGGAACCGGCGTTACAACCGCCAGTATTCGCACAGATGTTAAAGTCCAATTGCTCATCATGAGCCAGGTGTAATATGGCACTAACTCTCGACGCCACCCTGCTCGCCGCGCAGTCCAGCCAAACCCGACACCCGATCTGTGACCTGGTTGTACGCCGCAGTGTTGACGATCTCCCTTTCCCGAAAAACCCCGGTGTGTCTCCCGTAAGCGGAACACAGACGCATCCGACTATTCTTTATATGCCAGATGGCAGGATCGCCATTCTTTTCCACGTTGACGGCGATTCCGGGAATGCCAGAGTTGGCATCGTGTTTTCTGACGCGGACAGGACTGCTTTTGCTAATAGGGTCGTTCCTGTGTTGGGCAACACCTATGCGTCACACGGATTATTGCTTGATGCCATAGTACTAAACGCAAGCGGAGACATAGGAATTGTAGTATTCAACGATCCGAACTGGTCGAAGGGGCTTTATAGCCATGTCGTGAGTTCCGCTGGTGTCAAGATTTCAAGTAACACTATCTGGAACACAGCAACGGTTGTGCAAAGTATATCTGTTGTTAAGCGCGGCGACAATGATTATGCCCTGGTGTACATGAAACCCAGTAATGAACTTGTAATAAGAACATCCACGAACTTTACAAGCTGGAGTGCTGAAACTGTTATTCATTCGGATGCCGCCCCTGCTATTGGCGGTTTAACTGCAACGCAAATAATACGGGATGTAAAAGTCACCAAACTAGCTGACGGCTCCTACGTGATGATTTTATCCTATCAGGACTATGTTGACGGAACTGGCAGTATCTACAATATCTATTATTCCACAAGTGCTGACATGGTTGCCTGGGCTGACGTGTTGCCATTAACCGATACAATACTCAAGAGTAGAGACTATTATTACCCTGATGTTGTGCAAATGGAAGATGGTTCATTGTTCCTTTCCCTCTTGGAGTCAAACGCCTACCTCTCGATGAATAAAACCACTACCGGATGGGTGCAAGGTACAAGCGGCGATCAGGAACTCACTCCATCTGACCAGTGGCTGGACACTGCAACGGGCAAGTTGTATGTGATGTCCGGCAATGCGGGAGCATTTAAAGGGGGCGGCAAGATTGATGTCGCCACCTGGACGGTTGACAAATGTTACAGCGGTTTCAACGTTCCCGCGATTCCAGCCTATTTTACCAGCCTCAACAACTCTCTAGGCAGGCAGCATGGCGCACTTGGGCTTATGCCGATTGTTAAGCAAAGTGGCGTCTGTCTTCTCGATTTCGACAACGACAGTTACAAGGCTTTTTTCTTTACCGACCTGAGCGGCACATATGGTTCCAGCCACGCCAAAAACGTGAACTGGACGCCCTATACCACAGGCGGCTATCTTGGTGGTGCTCCGGTAATAATGGGCGCACAGGTTGACACCGCAAGCAATCGGCTATATGTGCATCTTCCAAACAACTATATTTACAGTTCCAATTATCAGTTCGGATACATCGACCTCGATCAGACCGGCCCGACCTACGATTTTACGACAATCGCAACCTATAATATTGACCACGGAAACGATGCTGTAGCAACAAATTTCAGGGTCTATCCTGACGCTGGCCTGTTGCTGATTTTTGGATTTAGTGCAGCATGGGGCGGCAGTCTCCATGTAATAGACATAAACAATAACGCCATCTATAAGAGCTATTACAAGTCGACCAATCTTGAGTTCCCGGTGGCTGGGGTTATCGATGCCCACCTGGTTGGCGATAAGATATTTGCCACGCCTGCGTACTCCAGTGCATACGGTGAGGAATACAAATACCTCGTTCTCGAGATTGACTTATTAACCGACAGATGCACCTATCACATCCCACCGTACAGCATTGGGAATAATTTCACTGGTGGTGGTACTCCCACAGTACCGACGTTCGGAAACATGAGCATCTGCGAGACTACTAAGGAATTCATCATCTGCGGTTACGCCAACCCTCTGGTGTTCAACTATGAAAGTTATTCGTGGGAATATTTCGATTACAACTTTGATGGATCTGCGCCACCTCCAGTGGGGGATTGGTGGTTTGTTTTGGATTACGACCCCATAAATGATGTCTACCTCGGCACGAAGGAAGACGACAGGCTCTACCTGTTGCCGCGCCACGGAGACGCTACGCGCTTGGCATACGCAAGAGGAACAAAAACGACAGACTGGGCGTTTACTGATCCGGCCTCCCTGGTCTACGGCTACAAAAACATCAATGGCCGAATAGCTATAAGTGCTGATGATTCCGTCTGGGCCACCTGGTACGACAACGCTGCCAGTGCTTACCCGGTATCGTGGGGTAAAACCGGAGCACAACTTTCCCTGCAACAGTATTTAACTGACGAGACGGAATTCGAATGGTCGCTGGAAGGGGTACCGAGTTCCCTTCATTTCATGCTGAGCCATGGTCACCTGTTTGACCCACAGAACGCCACCTCTATCCTGAATTACTACCTCGCAAAGGGCAGCACAGTCACAGCCAGGCTTGGGGAATTGGTGTCAGGTGTCGAGTACTGGGCCAACCAAGGCACGTATATCATCCGCGAGCTGGCCCTGCATTACAAGCGAGGTGAGTATCCAATCCTCGATGTTTCCTGCGAGGACATCACCTGCCTATGGGAGATGGCGCAGATTACAGCCACGCAGTTGGCAACCAGCTATCCTGATGACGGTATCAAAGCTATTGTCAAAGCCAATACACCACTGACTGATGATGACTTCACCTTGCCCACCTTTACGGATCGCTTCACCTTCGATGCAATGTGGATTGATACTTACTTGTCCGACATCGTTCACGACCTGGCCAACAGATTCAAATACTTCATCATCATGGACATGGACGGGAAGGTAACGGCGCGGAGGATTGATACAGCCGCAGCAGTGAGCAACGCCTATTCCGACAACAGCAAACTGATCGACTTCACCCCCAATGATGCCTTCTCTGACCTGACAAACCGCTTCATTATTACCGGGCAATCCCTTGACGATATAGAAGTACTCTACAACGAGGAGCGGGTCGGTTCCTTATCCGGCACAGTCGGATGGTGGGGTGGTAGGCAAGATTTTATAGTTCCATATTCAGAGGATTTAAGCAAAACTGCTAAATTCCCGAGACTGGTAATTGTTGAATCTGTACAATCCATGGGTTACACATTGGCCGACATGACTGATTTTCTAACAGGGTTCGACTTCACCCTGGGTAACAACGACATGACGGAAGCCATAACATACACTGACCCTAATAATAAATATTGCACGGTAACAATCGATTCACCAAACCTTTCAAACGCATTGGTAGCTCATGTTGCGGCTTTGGTCGCCTTATCCGTTTTGCCAGACTCTGTAGTAACTGGCGGCTTAGTCGTTGAGGCTGGCGTAACCATCAGAATAGGCACGTTGCTATGTACCCTGGAAACCATGACCATATCCGCCATCTTGTCAGCAGTTGGAAATTATCAGTTAGAAATATGGGCGAAGCCTATGGGATATGTAAAACGTGACTACTCGGCTACCGCAGACGACACAGCATTGCAGCAGCAGTTAGGCATGATTATCCCTCAAAAGGAAGAAGGCTTTCTTTGCTTCACGCCACAGCACTGTCAGTATGTTGCAGATTTTGAAAGGGACTTGGCGATGTTACAACGGAATCGGGTGGCTTACTCAAAGATCGCCCATCTAAAAGATGAGGTTGGTGACATAATCTCTCTACCACATCCTTGTACCGGCAATACAATTAAGACGTACGTCACCAAGCTGACCCGAAAATACAAGCCGTCTACACTGAATGGCGACCAAGGACATTTTACTGACACGATAGATGGATGGGTGGTTTAATGGCATTACGTCAGCTTAAAAATAGATTTCTCCGGCAGAAGATGCAGAAAGAAACTGACTATCGCAAGGAAACCCGCGATGCAATACTGTGGGATATCCTTGACGATAAGCGTTGTCGGGTGAAAATCCTCGGAAGCAATACGCTGCTGGTGGCAAACTATCCGGGAAACCTGGAAAGCCGACCGATCTGGCTGAAGCCTGGAAATGCTGTCAGGATACAACACACCTCGGGCAATAGGCACAAAATAGAGGTTGTAGGAAATGGACTAGCCGTTCCCACACCCGTGGATGGTTCTAGTGCCCCCATCCCAGACACACCTGCGAATGTTGTCATCTCGGGGCTTACCCTATCACCAGCAGGGGGCATGTTTGTTGCCGCCAGGGTTGGGATGGTTCGTTTTTCGGACACACTTTTCAGTACAGGCTATTTTGCAAGCGACTCGAATTTATATGCAGATAGCGACCTTTATGCCGACACCGTTGCCGCTGTCAAGGCTATTAATTCCGCCCCGAGCGCAGGGACGTATCGGTACGACATTATCGTCATCGGGCCTGACCTGGTTGTCGATTACGTGGCCGGGACAGCATCGGCGAGTCCGGCAATGCCAGCCACACCCACAGGGCATTTGCTCTGTGGTTACATCCTTGTTTCACCAGGTACAACAAATATCAAGGCAAGCGACATTGGAAGGAATTTCAGTGCAGTAACGGCCGCCACACTAACAACCACTGTGGCCGATAACGATTTAGCATGGGGCGAGCTATCAACAACCATTGCAGTAGTCGTGAAAGACCAATACGGCAACTCCTTCAATAGCCCCAATTTGATGTCGATAGAAATTATCTCCGGAAACGGCACCCTCTCTATAGGCTCCCAAAGCTCTACAACGAAAGTATCCAGTTATTTATCATCAGGCTCAGTTACTTTCACGTATACAAGGGGCGGTGCTGATCCTGGCGATATAAGCCCCACCTTCAGGGTGGTGCTGGAAGGTACTGGGCTTGTGGGCTTCAGTAACATACTGTTACGCAACACATACGAGATGATCATGTAAAGGAGGAAGTATGGGTAATAATTATTTCACAAATCTAGTTGCCGGAGTCCTACAATTTAAGGCGGCACACTTCAATACTCCACTGGCGGAACTGGACAAGGCGATCACCTACCGGCAGAACGTAATTATCCACTGTGATGGCGATTTGAGCTATGACAAAGCGACCGGAATTTTTAGCTGGTCGGCAACGCTGCGGATCCTGTTCAACTCGGCGGCAGGGCTAGCGATCCAGAACACGGTGGCAGCGGGCAATGTTACCCTGGCAGATAATGAGTTTTGCTATGCGACCCTCAATGAAACAAACGGCACAGTGCTGACGGTAGCAAAGGCGGCAGTGACCACGGCAGCGGCGTCAAACTTCCTGGCCCTTGGCAGGGTGGTCCTCGGCTACCGGAACACCACAAGCGACGAGTTTTATGCTGTTGGCATCACGCACCCGGTTCGGAAGATCGGGGCGCATATTACCGACGCAAAAGCCGATTACACCACCGGCGATCTGGATACTGAGGCAGAAACAATTTCGGCTATCAACGCCACCAATGTCACGGTAAACAGCATACTGGCAATACTTGAGTCGCATAAGCTCACGGCAGCATCATGAGGTACTCCATGAAAAATATCCTCTCCCTACTCCTATCCCTGCCCCTCCTGCTATCAACAGCCTTCGCCGGGGATTTCAGCAATTTCAATTTTGGCTTCGATTGGTCGGGGGGCGGCAACAGGGTAGCATCATTTTACTCCCCCTTCACCTCCACACTATCAGTCCTCGCTCCCCCCCGCTCATTCCCCGGCACCGCAGGCACCTTCACCCGAGCCTCGGCCCAAACAGTCCCAGACCATGAAGGAGTCTATCGCACAGTAGCCTCTGGCTCGGTAGGAATAACGGGTAGCCGGATTGTGACGAATCTTCTGACGTATTCGGAGGATTTGAGTAATGCGGCTTGGGCGAAAGAGGGAACCGGCACTATTACCGGGACAAACATCCTCAATATGCCAGCGGCAAATGACGGGATGAGCCAAGCTAAAACAACGGGACAAGGTACAGTTACGGCTAGGGTTTTAGCTTCTGGAAATGGCACAACGGTAATCGCCTTACGTGATTTTTATGGAACTTGGCTAGTCCAGAAAACCGTCACCCTCACATCCACACCGCAAATATTTAGCGTCACCGGCACAGTGGCGAGTGGGGCCACAACAACGTTCTACGTCCGTAGACTGAACGGAACCACAGCAACACAAGCAACAGTTAATTTTGCCCAACTAGAAAACGTAACCGCCCAAAGCAACACCAATCCCGGCGAGTACGTCCCGACAACAACCGCCCCTGTCTCCAAGTGCTTCTCAACGACAAACGGCAACACGGTGAACGGCACCACAGGTGTCGTGACCGAAGCAACCGGAACTCCCCTCACCACGGTCAAAGGGCCCTTGCTGGAAACAGCCAGCACGAACAAGGTCACGGCGTACTCGTTCCCGCAGGCTGATACGCTTGGCTCGGAACTGATTACGGTTGAAGCAGACCGGACGTTTGCGAGTGATACGGAGTGGTGGACGAGGCCTGATTCAGCAGTTACCATTTCAGCCGGGACGGCTAATTTTAGTAATTTAACGTCTACTGGCGCATCGATATATCGACCGAATCTACTCACGGCAGGCAAAATCTATGCTGTCACATTTACGATAACCGGATACGGTGGCGGTTCTATTGTTATTCGCAACGGTGGACTAGACCATACCTCATCACATGCCGCGAATGGAACATATACGGATTATGTGTTGCAGGGTACTACGGGAGGTACGGCAGGATGGAAGCCCACAGGGTTTACAGGCTCCATCGACAACATCTCCATCAAAGAAGTCACTTGGGCAGTCGGCACCAAATCCTACTGGACCGGAGCCGCATTTCAGAACAACATAACCGGCCTCACTCTCTCAGGAGATACCGCCGCAGTCCTGTCAATCGTCACCGATACGGCAGAGATAACCGCCGCTGGTCTGCTTGGGATTAATCCGGGGGCGAAGGTTTATAAGCTGGATAACTCGGGCGGGTCTTTAACATCATACGCAACTGCGGGGGGTACAGCAGGAAACCTAAACGCACACTCTACACTATTTATCATTAGAAATATTACCGGAACTACAAATAAGTGCGGTGCAAACTACACAAGTGCGACAGCAACAACTATCCCATCGTCAGCATACACCAGCGTAAAACTTCAGAATTACACGCCAACAAATACCCTATCAGCGGCACAAGTCGCTGCAACAGCGGGAGGCGTTCTCTACTTCCTCGCCCCTCAGTTGGAAGAACAAAGTGCCGCAACGAGCGTAATTTTGGTAAGCGGAGCCACAGCCACCCGCGCACAGACCGTCCTCTCGTACCCGATCAGCGGGAATTTCGGCATCCCTGCAAGTGTCAAATTCGACTGGACACCCGAGACCTCCAACGTAGCCTCAGAGCGGTTCCTACTTGGCTCGTATGTCGATGCAAGTAATTATTTTGGCATACTCCATGACGGGACAAATCTCGTATTTAGGAAGAGAATCGGCGGCAGTAACTTCGATGCTGTCAAAGCACTCACTCCTGTTGCTGGTACGACTTACTCAATCGGGGCTAGGCTTAATGCGGATTACTCGCATGATGTGTTTGTTTCTTCGGTTAAGGGTACGGGGAATACGGGGCTGAGTAATGAGAAGGTGGTTAATGGTGGGTTTGCCGATGGTTCAAGTTGGGCATTAACGGGAGAGGCAAGTATCTCAGGAGGACAGGCTAGATTACTCTCGTCAGCCGGTGCCTTGTCGCAAATAGAAACGACAGGATACACGCCGATGGTTATCGGTAGAACGTACCAAGTAACTTACACCATTGTTTCTGCATCTGGTGCTGGCATGAATAACGGTGGCACAACTACTTGGCCTATAGTCGTAGGTGCGAACACAGTCACATATGTAGCACCCACGACGGCTCTCATATTCAAACGTGCTGGTACTACTGATATTGTGTTCGACAATGTAAGCGTCAAAGAAGTCTCCCTCGCCGCACCAGCCGCCACGACAACATTCTCCCTCGGCAACTTGAACGGGGCGAATGGGGTTATATCGAGCGAGATAAAGAACTTGAAAATCTACAAGCGAAAACTCCCCGACAGCCTCATGTTTTTGGATTGGAAATATCGAACTTCTGACTCTTACTTGGAGGTGGCAGCATGAAAACTCTGGCCGAAATAGCCGAACGGTTTGAATTTGACCCTGAGTCGGTCAGCCTTTCTGAACTTAAATATGCTGCCAATACTTTCCAGAAAGAGCTTGATTTCCGCAAGTCCGAAATATCATGTAAGGAGCCGATGAAATGAAATACCTACTCTCGTTTATCCTTGTTCTGATTCTGGCAGTACCGGCGTGGGCAATGACGCTAACCATCCAACTGAAGGGCATCACGCCTACCAGCACCTACGACGATAAATGGAAGGCAATGCAGAACTCTGCCTACTTCATGCAGGGGCTTAACGAAGCCATGGAGCCGTTGCTTATCCATGGCCCTATTCTCTGTAATCCAGACTCGGAAAAAATAGAGGGCTTCCTTGGTTCAGTTAATGGCCTACCGAACGAGGCTGGAGTGCTGGACATTATCATTGAGAATTATGCAGGGCTGAAGATTCCGAGTCTGCCTGAAGAATGCCCTTTCAGCCTCTATTTTGGCGATACGTCAGAACAGATTGACACCGGAGAAGTTGACGAAGAAGGCAAGCCGGTTTACCGCACTGTACTGAGTGGCACGATAGCAGAATAGCTCCACGACCCAATGAAGCTGTGAAGGAGAGAAACATGGCAGACGAGACGCGCCCACTTCAATGTAGTGACCACGGCGACCTGTCGAAAGCGATTGGAAGCCTCAATACCGCAGTCTCGGACCTTCGGGCAGATGTGAAGTGGTTCCTTCGGATAGGCACCGGCATATTCTCCATTTGCGGTATCGTGACTACACTGATGAGTCCGGTTGTGGTGCGAATGTATGGCTCGATAAACGACCTCCAGAAAGCCGTTCTTATCCTCCAGGAAACCCAGTCGACACAGGACAAAGAACTGGCGAGGATGCAGGACACTGAACGCCGAATCATCGACCAGCGGAACAAAGACCACGTAGGCATTCTTCCATAGGAGGGGGTCATGGTCATCTGCCACAACATCCACGAATGTCCGGTGCGGTTCAATGCCGGTGCCTGCCAGCAACGATTTTGTAACGATAGGTGTCCTCACACACAGTTAGGAGAGAAAGATGAGGAGATGCCACAACAGCCCATCGGGGATGTGTCCGACAAGGAACCTGAGTGATCGTATCGCCTTGGGAGATAAAAGCCCATGTTTGCAAAATTCAGAGAACTCGAAGAAGAAAACAGAGAATTGACGCGGGAGATTATCGAACTGACGGCAGAGCGTGACGTGGCGCGGAAGCCGGCAGAAGAAATATCCCACATGCTGACGTATGCCAGCGAACAGGCGAATAGAAAAGGATTGGTGGTATTCAAATGAGTTGCCAAAAATCAGCAGATTGCCCCCTCCATAATCGCATATGTCCGGTGTGCCTGAACAATGAATCGCAGGGAGATGGCCCTGACCCTGAGATGTATCCAGATGATAACTGATTTCCAAACATCACGCAGGGGCGGAAATATCCGCGTATGGGTTAGGCTTTCTGATGGCTCCTGCGGCCACGGTGAAGCTCCAACCACGAAGGAAGCCAAACGATTGGCGGTAGCTGAAGCGAAGGGTAAGGGCAGGGAAACAAGAGTATGGATGTCAGAATGAACCAATTGACGATAGAGGCTGCTAAAAAGTTCGACCTACCAGTTGCGCTCGTTGCGGCGATCATCAAATGTGAGTCGGACGGAATAACCACGGCTACCCGTTTTGAGCCGGGATTTTTGGCGCGGTACATCATGAAGATTCCCGGCCTGAGTAGCGAGGTTCGCAAGGCACGATCAACCTCATGGGGTTTAATGCAGGTCATGGGTGAAGTTGCCAGGGGCTACGGATACAAAGGGCTGTACTCCAACCTGTGCATACCGGAACTTGGTCTATATTACGGGTGCCTCCATCTCGATAATCTCAAAACTCGCTACTTAGACAAGTGGGGATGGGATGGCGTGATTGCTTCCTATAATGCCGGGAGTCCTCGCACAAAGGATGGCAAATATGTCAACCAGGGGTACGTGGACAAGGTAAACAAATATTGGAGGCGTTATGACGAACTGCCAGGATAACGGCGGCGAGTGTACTCAATGCGGAAACTGCATGGCCAGACCGCAACTCGACAGGGTTTACGATCAGATGCGGATACAGGGCCTTCACATATTGACTGATGACTGCTGGTGCAAGCAAAAGGAGGGCAAATGTTAGATTGGATAAAGAGGAAAGTTGTCGATGTCTTCAAGGGCAAGATTTTGCGCCTCTTGGCTGAGCAGTCAACGAGGAAGGCTATCATCTCTTTGGTTATTGGTGTCATTGGCTACCAGTGGACGGATGGCAAGGTTGACGCGGCGGCTACCCTCCTTGGGTCTGTGTACGTTTTCCTCTCCCTCGTCATGGAGGATAAGAAGCCTACCCCGGTAGAAGTGAAGCCTGTCCCATTGCCAGAGCGACAGGAGGCACCCATTGACGAATCCGACAGCCAGAGTTATGTGGAGAGGAAAGACCCGCATATTAACGGTCAATTCCCATGACGATACTCAAAGATCTCATGGACCGCGACAAGGTGGTCAAGAAGACCTTCCGCTGTGATTGGGATTTATGGTTGATTCGGCTGTTTAAAAAACTGTTTCTAAAGGAGTAATTATGTGGACCTGGATAAAAGCATTTATGACGAAGATCGGAACGTTTCTCAAGCCCCTGGTGATGAAACTAATGAGTCAGACCGGAACGCTTATTTGTAGCGTGGCTGTGCTTGCCGTGAAGGAAGCGGCAGCGAGTAGCGCAACAACTTGGCAGGACAAATTGAATGTCGGCGTCGGTGTGGCCGTGAAGAATCTTGAGTCTCAAGGGTTGAAGCTCGGTGTGGACTTCTTTCTGAACGAGGTCATTGCGGCTATTACCGCGGCGATTGCGAAGAACTACGAAGATTCAAAATAGTTTCCCCATGCCCGCGGGGAGTTCCCCTCCATTCCTTCCCGCGGGGCTTTTTCTTGACAGAAAATATCGGGGTAGGTATGATTGTTTCGTTGTTGCGGCGTGGATGGACACGCTACGTGGGGTAATGGCTAGGGATACTGTCTCCTGCGCCGTCCTGACGCTAGAGCACGTATAAAGGTTGATTGAGCAGACAGTCTGCGGAAACGGCTAATCGTGTTAAGCGCATCTAAATATCAGGGACAGCCATAAGCCGGTATCGAGTCCGGCCAGCAACAAAAAAGGCCCCTCAAGCGAAGGGCCTTTTCTTTATTCCTTTTTCTTCGGTCTGCCACCCTTGGCACCGTTTAACTGTCGGGCAAGGGTAGCGGCTGACGATGGCGTTTTCTTCTTGCTACCCATGAGTGCGGCGGGGTTGACCTCTATTTCGTGAGGTTGGCCGCAATGCGGGCAGATGGTGGTGATTAGCATGATTATTCACACCTCATTTCGTCAGTTACTCTGATGCTGTTGATAACAGCTATAGTCCTGCGGTCCCCTGCGGTCATGGGGCGGTTTTCGGAATCGACAACAACCGGATCGTCGCAGCCGGATTCAATTATGCCGTATGTTTCGTTGTCAAATTCAATTTCGGTGCCGTAGTCAGTGCCGGTGAGGTTGAACCAGTAGGTTGTTGATCCTGCATCCCAATTCTGATCTTTTTCAATAAATTGTGTTTTCATGACTTCCTCCCCCGTTTTGTTTTTTCTCTGTTCTTGATACACATTATAACCGAAGCGTTTAGGATGTCAACAGGGAAATGTAAAAAAAGAAATAAAGAAGAGCACCATTTCTGATGCCCTTCTTTTGCTTGGTACCGAGGGCCGGACTCGAACCGGCACGCCCTTGCGAGCGGGAGATTTTGAGTCTCCTGTGTCTGCCATTTCACCACCCCGGCATGTCATATGTCAATTGATATGTCAACGACCTGTCACCACCCACATCCAACTAACTGATTTTACAACAACTTTTCGCTCGTCAATAGGGATTTTGAGTCCCAGTTCCGCTCCGCAACTACTTGACAATCCTGAGTTTTTTGGAAGTTTTTTTGACATCACCTGCCACGGAATTCCATTTCTCCATTTCATTCGACAGATGTTGGCCAGAAAGATGGGTATAAATCTCCGTGACCTGACTCGTTGAATGTCCCATTAAGCCCTGCAAAGAGCGTAAAGAGATCCCCAGCTCATGGCCAACAGTGCCGAACCAGTGCCGCAACAAATGGTGGTATATCCGAGCGTCAAACCCTGCACGTTTCGCCGCTTCTTTGAGCGTACCGCGTAAATCATGATATGGCCTACCGGTTGCCTTGTTCAGAAACAAAAACCCCGCAGAAACTGATTCTGTTCGTTTCAGCACTTCCTCCCATATCTCGGCAACGGGGACAGGGACGATCCTTTGTTTGTTGCCCTTCCCTCTCACGATGATTGCCTGCCGACTCTCCAGCACATCCTCCTTCGTGAGCCTCAGTGCTTCCGACATCCGCAGGCCGCAGAACGCCATGAGTTGCAGCGGTAATCTTCTCCTGGGGTGCGCTTCGGCGAGGATCCGGTGGACATCGACAACGGACGGGACAACCGGCATCGGCGCGGTGGTCATCTTCTTGGGAAACTTCTTCAGCCTCAACGCCTCGTCAATCAGCCCATTCTCGACGGCCCATTTCAAGAGCGTGGACAAAGCGCACAATTCTTTATTGATCGTGACCGGCTTCACGCCTTCTTCCTTCCGCTTCTCTTTGTACTGGTCGATAAGATGATGGTCAATGGTATTGAGGCAGTACTTCCCCATGATTCGCTGCACATGCTCCATGCTCCGGGATGTGCGGTCATGCCCCCCTGGTAGATGATCATTTTTGTACGCGGCGAGGAAGTCAGTTGTTGCGTCACAGATTCGGGGATTTGTAGAAAGGATGTGGGTGGGCCTCAACTTCTTTTTCAGCGCGTCGTGGAAATCTTGTGCTTCCTGCCGAGTTCCTTCGAACGCTTCACGGATGCGGTTGTCTCCGTAGCCGACATCGACCTGATACCACCCCTGCCCTTTTGTCGGGTGCTGTCTGATGCTCATGTCAAGCCTTTCTTAATTCCGGCAGGCGTTAAGGTCTTCGTCATAGCTTACCGTTCCAGGGCGGGTGCCTCCCCGATAATAAACAATGTCTTCATTTTTGAACACGAAAACGAAGGGAGTTTTCCCGACATAGCCGCCCATGCGGTTTTTGGAGTTCACTTGGACACAAACCTTATGCCCATAGAAAGTGCCTCTAAAGTCGTGGACGTAGCCTTTTGTCGGCCCTGACCAGTTGGAATATTTCGCGCTGCCTGAATCAATCAGAACATCATCCATGTATTCCTTGACGGATGATTCGTAATTCTTGGGAGGGTCCCCGTAGTATGCCCCATTCTGTGCAGCGACAGACGGTGCGGTCATCCTCAGACATGAACAGAACAAAATTGGCACCAGCGCAAGAAGTAAATATTTCACACCTTCCTCCTTTGTGACGTATTCTGTCACACTTGCATGGTACAACGAACACAGAACGATTTTAGCCCTAATCAAATATATTTAATAATAATATTATTGCAAAATAATGTTGTCGGCATATTATGTATAACCATCAAATGTTACAGGAGGATTGATGAAAGACGTACCAGGTTCCAGGCGCAAGGATGTCTTGACTAGACTATGTGACAAGGTGCAATACTACACTGACGCTGAACGCGATGCCGTTGAAACAAAAACGCTATCCAGCGACCTACCCCGCAACATCAAAGAATTCATCTTGGCGCTCATTGATCGCCCCTGCCCCGCTCTTTCTCTTTCTTCGCCTTCAGATCGCTCAACCAAAGAGCCTGCTCCGATTCCGGCAGCTCAAGTAGTTCATCAATAATAATCTGGACCAAGGGCGGGTAATCCCCGCCCTCTTTTTTTGGCAGCACCTTCGCCAGATCATCCTGACTCACACCGAAAAACTCGCAATACCTCCCCAATACATCAGGGCCCACACCGCAGGCACCCCTTTCGATGGCCGAAATGTAGTTCTCGTTCGTGTCTAAAGCCTCGGCAAGTTGTATCTGCGTCAGCATCTTCAGTTTCCGCAGCCTTCTTAATTCCGTCCCCAATCTCATATCAAATTCCTTTTTCAATGTCTTCACCGTAGCCCCCCCCCATAAACAATACAGAGGGAAGGTTATATCCTTTATTTTACTTTTTACAGCGTGTCAAATGCTTGACATTACAGTGTTATTTGCTTTAGTAATGCAATATCAACGTAAGATTAACGATAAATAATGCAAATCAATGTATTTTACACTTTACTTTTACTTTAGTTACTGTATAAATGTTTGTAAATGATATGCAAAACAACAGTAAAAAGCAACATCAAAGGAGGTGATACCGTGGAACGCAAGCCATTAATACAATTCGAAGTTGAGGAAAACCAGAAAAGAGCAGCCAAGGCCCTGGCTGAAAAGTTGGGCTTCAAAACCCTGGCATCACTCGCCAGAACCGCGTTATTCGAAAAAATGGAAAAGGCAGCATAAGGAGGCAGTTATGAGAAAGAACTGTGTGAGCTGTAAAGAACTGAAAAATGGTAAATGCCACGATCCGGTGTGTCCATCTATGAAGTTCGGAGAAAAAGTATCGTACAAGTACACTTTACCAACGCGGAACTAATTGTCAAGGACACGACATGAACATCGAACAAGAAATTATTGAAATCAAAACCCTGCTCAAAACTTTGCTTGAGCAGACCGCCCCGCCACCTTCGATAAAAACAAAGATGAAGATGGACGCCAGAATCAACCAGGTTTTTGCTGACCGGGCCGAGCGGAAAAATAAACGCGAAAATGGGAGGAAGGCTTGAATCGTCCGAAGAGCGAAACAAAGAAGGACCCCACTTGCCCAAAATGCGGTGGAAAGAAGTTAGGGGGAGATAATGACGCATGGTGTTCAGTTTGCGGTGGCATCTCATGCCCTAAATGCGGATCACCGCGAGTTATTGACGGCAAGGTCCACAACTGGGAAGAGGACTCTCTCAGGTGCCAGATTTGCGGATGGAACAGGGAAATGGTGATGGCCCCGGTAAAATCGCAGCAGAAAACTGAGAAAACTGAGAAATTATTTGTCCGGCAGAAATGCTCCACGCCTGGGTGTCAGAACATCGTTGACACAAGATGCAATAACGGGGGCATCTGTAAAACATGCCGGAAGAAGGCCAAGCTGGAAGAGAAAAAGGGTGCCATTGAAAGACAATTATCCCGGTTAGGTGAAAGAGCCAAGAGGCGCGAGGAATACGAAGCGGTGAGTACCCTATGAGATGTCACTGCGGAAGCGAGTCATTCGAGATATATCAGAATACTTGCGGTAAATGGCGGCGCTGTCTCGCTTGCAGCTTTGTGACACAGGTAAAAACAAAGATATTGGACATCATTAAAGGAAAGATTATTGAGGATATGGGCGGTCATTTTTAAGGAGGCATTATGTACCACAAAAGACATTCTGCGAAACCGAGGAAATACCCTGAACACCCTTGCCACCGTTGCGGCGATCCGACATGCGAGAGATGTTTCTGCATCATATGCAGGGATTTGATCAAGAAGCCTTTTGTACCACCGGCAAGCCCCCTGTATTCGGGGAGGTGGGCGTGAAAAAGTACCGGAGCGCCACCTATATGTTTTTCGCTACCCTGACAATGATGGCAATCGCAATCGGATTTTACAGCATCGCCGGTAACTGCGACGTACAGAAATTTGACCAGCATGACATGAATGGGGCTCTGCGGTTCCAGGCTCACAAGATGCTGGCTGGAGGGAAGTGACAATGGTTTATAAGCGCATAGTACCGGACCCCTGGTATCCGTGGAGAAAAAGAGTTGAATATGTTTGCTCCAGCTGCGGAAACATTATGGATCAATACCCGGCGAATACAAAGTGCAAATCTTGCAAGAGGTAAGGAGGGGCAGTCCATGGAAATTAGAATAACTTGCCAGGAATGCCAGTCACCGCTATCCGCTGATGGAAAAATTGAGGATGGTGTCATTGTTATGGAAGCTGAACTTTGTCCGGCGTGTGTTGCCCGGTCCATTCTCATGTCCGAAGATGCCCCCTGGGTACGGATGAAGTTTCTGAAGGCGGGTCATGCGGCATGAGAAACCAACGAGCATTGGCGATCTGCCAGAAAAGGAGAGATGAAAGTTTACCCGATGATTATTGGATGGAAAATGAAGAAGCCCCTTCTGACAAAGGGGCCGAGGAATACAACGACAAGGGAGAGGATAACTGAAAATGACAAATTTCGCAATAGTTGAAAACAGACCGCTGAGTGCAGCAGACATCAAGGCAAATGTAAACCTGATTCAACAGGTGATGAAAGCCGTGATGAAGAGAGATACTCATTATGGAACCATCCCCGGAACGCAGAAGCCGACCCTTTATAAAGCCGGTTCTGAAAAGATCCTTGCCACGTTCCGAATTGCCGTCGAGTTGGACGTTGAAGATTTGAGTGGATTCGATTGCTTCCGCTACCGCGTCAAGGCAAGGGGCGTCATCCCTTCCGGCGAAATCATCGGTTGTGGAATCGGGGAATGCTCCACGGACGAGGAAAAGTACAAATGGCGCGGGGTGGTATGTGACGCGGAGTGGGAAGCAACGCCGGAAGACCGGAAGCGCATTAAGTATTCCAGGCCGAGCAACTACAACAAAGACGGCGTGACGCGGCAGATACGCACCAGCCCCGCCGACCTTGCAAACACGGCCCTCAAGATGGCAAAGAAGCGAGCGCAGATAGATTTGACCCTTACGGCAACAGCCGCCTCCGATGTGTTCGAACAGGATCTTGAGGATTTACCGGATGAATATGTTGACGGTATGCGTCAAGAGCAGAAAGGCAAGCCCGAAGTACAGCAGCCGCAAGCCAAGAGCGCCAAAATGTCAGAAACACAAACCGAATACTTCCCCAGGATAAAACTTGCCCTCGATGTGCTCCACGGTGACGATACCGAGGCGAAGAAGGCCACCATCAAAAAAGAGTCAACGATACCGGCAAAGGGTGACTACCCGGAAAAGGAAGGCATTGAAGATTACCGGACCATCGACGGTAAGCGATTAGGGATACTCGCTCACAAGATCGAACAGCTTGCCAAGAAAGCCGTCAAGGAAGAAGTGACGCCGGTCAAGTGCGCAGATTGCGGAGAGATTGACGGCCATGCTGTTTCGTGCCCATCCGCGGTGCCGCCGAATGAGTGAGTTCGTCTTTGATGAGGAAAAACATTGGTACTACCTCGACGGCAGACCGCTTGTTTCCGTCACAAGGGTAATAAAACCGCTCTATGATTTCAGCGCGGTCCACCCTGACGTACTTCGCAGGGCGGGAGAATACGGGACGGCATTACACAAGGCTTGCGAGCTGTCACTGCTGAACGACCTTGACGAGGAAGGACTTGACGAAAACCTTAAACGACCACTTGAAGGATTCAGAAAGTGGGCCGCTACCGAACTGAACGGGGAAAGTTACGTTTGCGAAAAGCGGATGTTTCACCCGAGGCTCAAGTTTGCCGGAACAGCAGACATAATCATCGACGGACAAGCGGTAATCGACATCAAGTCAAGGGCGTTCAATCCAATCACGGACCCGCTTCAGCTCGTAGCATATGAGCATCTCTGGATGAATACGGACGGCCATTCACCGGGACCGTACAAGCACTACACGCTGGAACTGAAACAGAGCGGCGAGTTTGTCTTTACATCGGCAAGGAAGCCGAAAACTTGGGAGAAGTTCCGCTATTTGCTTGACTACTTCAACATGGGAAAAGAAATCGAAAGGTGGAAATAATGTCGAATTTAGCCGTAGCAGTCAAAACTGAGGAAAGCCCCTATAAAGAAGAATCGTTAAGCCTTCACGACCAAGCAGTCGCAATCAAAGTGGTCAACCAGGTAACTTTTTCCCAAGCTGGAGAGTTCGGGAAGTCACTCAAAGAGTTGCAGAAGAACATTGAGGACTACTTCGAGGACTCCATTAAGAAGGCTCACGCCGCGCACAAGTCCCTTGTTGCATTAAGGGACAAGGAACTTAAGCCGGTCAAAGATGCTCTCGACACCCTCAGAAGGTGCATGAACGGATACCTCCAAGATCAAGAGCGGATCCGACAGGAAGAAGAACGCAAGGCCCGACTCGCTGCAGCAGAAGAAGCCCGGAAGGAAATGGAAAGGCTTTTGGCCCTCGCTGCCAAGGCAGAGGAAAAAGGCAAGGATGAAAAAGCCGAGGAACTTCTGGAACGTGCCGAAAATGTCTATGTCGCGCCGGTCACGGTTGCGCCCAGGGTGGAAACGGCAAAGTTTGAGGGCGGCAATGTCGGGCAAGTGAAGGAGTTGCAGATCACCGTCACTGATTTGAAGGCGTTCCTGGCTGAATTGGTGAAGCGCGGCATGGCTCCGACGATGATAGAAGTCAAGCCCGGCTCACTTAAGGCATGGGTCAAGGCCAACGATTTTAAGTCCTTCACCGGCCTTGCCATAGTCGAAACGGTTTCAGCCAGAATGCGCTAATGAACTTCGTACCGCGCCCAGAGTGGTGCAAGAAACACTGTTTCTATTTCAAGGAATGCCCGGACACATGCGCCGGGCATAAGGAACCGGAGGGTGAAGCTGCCATGATGAAAAAAGTCTACAGCTGCGACATATGCAAAGACGGAATTAAAGACCCTGCCGCATCGTTTGGTTTGAATTTTAGCACCAGAGAAGATTTTACTCTTGGTGGATATGGATGCACTGACGGAACACATATTTGCTACAGGTGCGCAAGACAATTAGCTGGACATCTTGCCAAGCCTGAGATTGTCAAACTGTTGAGCAAGGAACCACAATGCTCAAAACCATAATAACCTTCATCTTCTTCCGCTGGCTGGGTCCGAAATGGGTTGACGGGGATTTGTGCCGATGTGACGACTCGGATCAGGGGCGAAGGTGCAAGGGGTGTTCTACACGCACAGCGTACAAAAACAGGTGAATAAATGCAAAAAGACGAACTAAAAACCGCCCGGCTAAAAATGGGATTGAACATGGTCGAAATGGCGAAGGTCCTCAAGACCCCCTACCGAACTTTTCAGGATTGGGAGGGAGGCCACAACCCCATCCCTGGCGTCTGCCAGGTCGCGGTGGAGTTACTACTGAAAAAGGATGAGTGGTTCATGGCTACCGTTTTTGAGCGGGTGGAGAGGAAAATACAGGGAGGGAAACCACAATGAGTAAGGTCATGGTAATGCAAAGCATAAAAGGAAAAATGCAAGTAATGGACATTCTGGCAATCGGTAAAACGGACGCCGAATTAATCCCGTACAACAATAGAGTGACCGGAGTAAGCGATCCTATGGTCAGGTACTCAGAGGGTCATTTTGTCCATGCCAGTACCGTAAGTCGCATGGGGGGGGTGATTGTTGACGCTGAAACTTTGGAACCGGTTACGTCCTAGGAGAATGTAAATGTCACTTCGTTTCAGTGAGGAAGAATACAACGCCCTAATCAGCCGACGGGAGGCTATCACCATTCCGAAGCCCTCAAAATACCGCGCCCAAAAAGTGACCATCGACGGTATCACCTTCGACTCAAAGAAGGAAGGCGCGAGATACCAGCAACTACTGATGATGCAAAGGGCCGGTAAGATCCACAATCTTGAGTTACAGCCGTCTTTTGAACTTGCCCCTGCCGTTACCATTGCCGGGAAGACTAAACGCGCCTTGATATATCGTGCTGACTTCGCTTATACGGAAAATGGGGTGGAGATAGTGGAAGATTGCAAGGGGATGCTTACGGATGTTTATAAAATCAAGCGGCACATTCTGAAGCACGTTCACAATATCGACATACGGGAGACTTGATGAAGATAACAGGAAAAAACCACTACGCAAAACTGGATAAATCGCCTCGGCTGCAAAGGCTTCTGGCCTTCCTGCAAAAAGGCGGCGAACATTCAACCAGGGACATTATTATCAATACCGGAGTCGTGGCGGTTTCGTCAGCAGCTTCCGAGTTGCGGGAAAATGGCTACAACGTCGGCTGTCGTTATGACGGCATGACCGAGGATGGCAACCGGGTATATGTTTACTGGCTGGAAGATCGGGTGGCGGCATGATCCAGAAACTAACCATCCACCAACGATACGCCTCCTTCGGCCTATCCTTCACCCTCGCTCTACTCGACGCCCTCAAACGCCACGAGAAACCGAAAGGTGCGCTTCATAACCGGCTGAAGAACACCGAGGAAGCTATCAACAAATGCCTCGACTGCTACCAGATCAAAGCGTTTGAGGTTAATGACCTGGAAGCGGCAAGCAAGGTATTCGATATTCTTGAGAAGGAAACGAAACGACATTTTGGGAAATTGACCGGACCGCAGAGAGATGATAAAGGGCGGTTTTTGGGGAGGGATGCGGAATGATGACAGCAGAAATATTAAACGACATCCTACGCGAACTGGAGCGCGCTGAACGGCTTCACCCTGCGTGGCCTACTGATACCATTCACCAAGTATCAATAATGGGAGAGGAAGCCGGGGAATCGCTCAGGGCGGCATTGCGGTTAGTATACGAAGGGGGAACATTGGAAGAACTGAGAACGGAAATGGTGCAGACTGGCGCTATGGTGATCCGGGTGCTTAAAAACTTAAAGGGTTGACCTAACATGAAAAGGGTCTACCACCATTATCTGACTTGGGAAGAATATCATGCCGGGATGTGGCGGAAGGTTTATGGCGATGACAAGAAAAGCTACCTGGAAAAAGTAATTGAATTTACCGGGAACGCTGATCTTTACGGGGAATGGATGCTAAAGGTTATAACGTCGTGGCCTTTGTCGTGTGAACATAACTTGACAGCCGTTTCCACCAATAGAAAAGCCTGGATAGGCCACGCTGCTTGTTGCCTTGCCATTGGTTGCCCCGAAGACGTAACTCGCAGCGCTTGGGGTTACTTGAGCCACGAACAGCGCGACAGGGCAAATTTGAAAGCAGATCAGGCAATTGAACAATGGGAGATTCTTCATGCGGAGAAAGATAAGGGCGTACATAGCAGACTGGAAACTCAAGGGGTATTCTGCTGGGATCCCTGACAATGCTCCCGACAACCTCGAAGCCCTCAATAAGGTTCCTTCCTATCGTGCCGTTTGCAAGGCAATACTCAAAAATGATATAGCGTTACTCTCACTTGGTTTTTCAAAGCCATACAGTGAGGTGTATAATTTAATAAAAAGGGAAGAAATTGAAAGGCGGGTAAAAACATGAACGTTTACGAAGCCGCTAAAAAACGTATTTCAACTGTTTTTGACAACTTCGACAATATTTATGTGTCATTTTCGGGAGGAAAGGACAGCGGTGTTTTGCTCAATCTCTGCATTGATCATATCAGGGAGAATGGGCTTGATCGGAGAATTGGAGTTTTCCACATCGACTATGAAGCACAATATCAGATGACGACAGATTATGTCGATTCTGAACTCAGTAAAAATGGTGACATTATCGACGTGTACCGCATTTGCTTACCTATCGCTGCCAACTGCGGGACATCCATGCACCAAGGCTATTGGATACCTTGGGATGCTGATAAAGAAGAATTATGGGTACGCGAGCTTCCAGAAAACAGCATAAACGAATCGAACTGTGAATTTGAATGGTTCACTAAGGGCATGTGGGACTATGACCTTCAAGAGCGTTTCTCGGAATGGATACATGAGAAAAATAAGGCCACAAAAACGGCCTGTCTTGTCGGAATCAGAACACAGGAGTCACTTAACCGTTGGAGGGCGATTCACAGCGATAAGAACACGAACAAGTTTCTTAATCATGAATGGACCCTGGAGTTGTCACCTAACATTTTCAACGCTTACCCGGTCTACGATTGGACAGTTGAGGATGTTTGGACTGCAAACGCAAAACAAGGATGGGATTACAATAAGCTGTATGATCTTTTCTACCAGGCAGGCGTTCCAATAGGTAAGCAGCGAGTTGCCAGTCCTTTCCATGAGTGTGGCATTGAAAACCTCAAGCTCTATAAGGTAATTGACCCGAAGAACTGGGCAAAGATGGTGGGGAGGACAAACGGTGTCAACTTCGCCGGGCTTTACGGTGGCACCACGGCAATGGGTTGGAAGTCAATAACTCTCCCTCCTGGACATACCTGGAAAAGTTACATGGAGTTTCTACTTGACACCCTTCCCACTGAAACTGCTGAAAATTACAAAAAAAAACTTCAAAAAAGTATCGAGTTCTGGAAAACCAAAGGGGGCTGCCTTTCCCGCGATTTAATTACTCGACTAGAAAAACTTGGGATTACGTTCCAGGTAGGAGAGTCAACCAATTACAAGACGGACAAACTGCCAGTAATGATGGAGTACCTTGACGATATTGACATTGAAGAATTCAGGGAGATTCCAACGTACAAGCGCATGTGTGTCTGTATCATGAAAAATGATCATCTTTGCAAGTATATGGGATTCTCTCTCACGAAAACTGAAACGCAAATGAGAGAAGAGGCCGACAGAAAATACAAAACTGTGTTGGAGGGGAAAAATGGCTGAATACAAATCACCAGTTTATAACGTATTAGCGGTTCCTATCGAGAAGATACGAGCCAACACATACAACCCTAATGCCGTTGCTCCACCAGAAATGGAACTGCTTGAAATATCCATATGGGAAGACGGCTACACCATGCCGATTGTCTGCTACTACCTCCCCGATGAAGACATTTACGAGATAGTAGACGGATACCACCGCTACACAACCATGCTCAATAGTAAGAGAATTTTTGACCGCGAAGGTGGGAAACTGCCGGTTACGGTAATTGATAAGGACGAGTCAAACCGTATGGCTTCAACGATCCGGCATAACCGCGCAAGAGGATCACACAGCATTGAACTTATGTCAAATATTGTTGCCGAATTGACAAACGCTGGCATGAGCGACGCCTGGATTTTGAAGCATATCGGGATGGATAAAGACGAACTGTTGAGGCTTAAACAGATTACTGGGATAGCCGCGTTGTTTAAGGATAGGGAATTTACGGAAGCATGGGAGGGTCGAAAATGAGCGCCCTTGACAACCAGAAAGGTGGCGACCATTACCGCAAGCTCGGAGAATACCAACCGTGGATAGTCTTGTCAAAGTGGCTGACACCGGAAGAACTGAAGGGTGCAATGAAGAAGGAAGTTATTGCCTACCTTGCCAGGGAATCAGACAAGGGCGGCAGGCTTGACATTGAAAAGGCCATGCACACGTTACAGATTTATTTGGAGTTGGCGGGCTGAAAACTAAAGCAAAAACAAAGTAACAATTACTTTACTTTTACGTTGGCGGCGGTGTATAATGGTACTTGGAATTGGAAATGAAATTGAATATGAATTAACACGGTTGTGCCAGATCGTGTATAATATGAATGGATTGGACTGCATGGCAGTTCGTTCCCCTAAGGCTCTAAGAGAAGTGGCACCTTCTTTTGGGGCCTTTTGTATTTCCTGGGGTCATTAATGAGATATCAAAAAATACACTCTCAAATCTGGCAAGACGAAAAATTTATAAGACTATCAGAAGATGCCAGAATGCTTTTCCTGTACATCCTCACCTGCCCGCACGGTAATTCAATCGGTCTCTTTGTATTACCTAAGCCCTATATTGCATGTGATCTTAATTGGGATACTAAACGCTTAACCAAACCGTTCAGTGAACTGTTAGATGAAAAACTTATCTACTATGATGAAACCGTCAAATTGCTCTGTATTAAAAATCAAATTAAGCACAATCCCCTGGAAAATGAAAACCAGACTAAAGCTGCTGTTAAGGTAATAACTCAATTACCTAAATCGTACATATATTCAATGCTTTCGGAACAGTTAAATAAACCGTTTCACAAACAGTTGCGGGAACTGTTAAGTGAACAGTATACCAAATTAAGATCACATGCAATATAGGGCTTAGGTAATACAAAGAGACCGATTGAATTAC